TCGGCAAGACACGCGCTGGGATGGTGCGCACTTGCCTTTGCCCTTCGGGCGTTATCAGAGGCCTCGTATCCTCTATGATTATCTCATCACAGAGGACCGAGAAAGGCCCAGTATCCACCTCAAGAGAGGCGGCTTTGAGCTCATTGTCCAGGATCAATTCTTTATATGATCCTAGGGCAATATATCTTCCCATTTCTCGTATCGAGATATTGGTGAAGTGAAGAATGACTTTGGTGAGCGGGTCGCCCATCATCATTCCCCTTACTAATCTCACGTGACGAGTATGTTCGTCCATGAGAGAAGGTTCGCCTATATGGGAAAAGATTCCTTTCCCATTAAAGTGCACGATTCGTGGTGAGAAACAAGTTTTCACCACAATCTTTTGGAGGAGGAGGGGTATTCCGCACCTCCCCATCCATTTCATCGCAATAATCTTACAGACCGTATGATGCATTGCGTCAGTCGCCGTCACAAAGTCTGTGCATTCGGCGAATATATCTTCATAAACTACTTCTCGTACGAATGAAGACGTAACTCCTGTATCAGTCTGCGACTTCTTACAGAAGGATTCATCTGAGTTTTGATAAAACTCATTGAACAGGTTCCATCCATGGGCATCTTTTCCCATGCCGGACTTACTCGTATCCACCTTTGATAGAGGGTAAGATACGATTTTGTTGATTACGTCCAAGACTAACTTGAGACATATCATACCTTTCGTAACGGTACGGGCTTTTCCCGGTTCCTTTACGACTGTGACGTATACCTGGGATATTTCCTCAGGGGACATCGATAATACTTCTTCTAGGGCTCTCCAGAAAATGTATTCTCCTGCTTCGGACCTTTCGAGAATTATGTATTTCTCAAGAGCTCCGGTATAAAGGCTAATTACCCTAGCGGGATAGCCGTTATGTGCTTCAGTCATTAGTTCACTAATGGCCTGGAGCGATCCTCCTTCCTGCCGGGTCTTTTCCCAGCAGGCCGAGGCGGTAATTGTTATACGTGCCTTAGTACTAAGGCCCGTAAAAACGTAGTCTGGGACTTTCTTCATAGCAAGTTCCATTCCTACAGCAACCAGCTGAAACGCTTCTGGCGTTAACGGCTTTGGTTCGGACGAGATCAGAGTTAAAAACTTTGATTTCGACTGATAGACAACTAGGGGAGGGGGTGTTCCCATTCCCCTAGTCTGGGACAATATGGACCTTATAGATGTGGCCCATATGTCTCCTTTAACTTCTAGTGCTTTTCGGAAGATCGGCACGAAGATTCTGAGCCAATGGGGAACCGATTCCTCATAGCCCTTTGTTTGTAGGTACTCATCCCGTCCGGATAGTGCGTACAATTTAAAGTCTTTCCGAACCGTTTTGAGCTCGGAATACCTTGTTGTTATGGTGAGCGTCTCCTTCCGGAGGTTCCCATCATAGAACTCATCGTCTAACAGAACGGTGAGATACTTGAGCACAAATAAGTCAAATTTATGCCAAGTCCATTCCTCATTTGGGTATGCTAGGTACCTTTGGAGGAAGATTCCCTGAACCGTCTTAAGACATTCAAGGAAACGTACTGATCTTGCTCTCATATTTCTTTTGAGATCATCA